AGTTGACGATCGGCATCATATCAAGCGCCGAGGTATCCTTGCTTGCGGTATCCACATTATCGTTGAGAGCGATGAAACGGATATTATAACTCGGAAAAATGTAGTCCTCCCTCCCCCCTCTCCCCATATTCACCCAAGGTTGGCTTGCACTTGCCGCCTGACCGTCAGCAGAAAAGCACAAAAAGCCCGACAGAGCGCAAATCTCTGTCGGGCTTTCTCGTTTGAACCTCGCTACGTCACCCCATAATCCTTACACCGTCCTGCATAGGGGCAGAGCAGGCAGCAACCATCGCAGAGCATCAAATCTCCGTCACTGCGTAAAGCTTCCCATTGAGTTCAAGCGTTCCGGCACGACTTTCCGTCTGCTCCGGCATCGGTGGATTCGGGAGTGCTTCCTCAGCCTCATCATGCGCAAGGGCGGCAATATTTCGTGCATAGATACGTTCTCCGAAGGTACGGCGCAAGACTCTGACGCTTGCCGACGTGTCCGCCGGACGCTCGAATTGCAGCAGCACCGCATCGGATGCCGCCTGCACGCTGTCAGTGGTCGTGAGGATGCTCCAGACCGCCGGGTAGCTTTCACGCAGCTCTTTGATAGCGAACTCGACCTGCATTTCCAAGTCCCCAATGGACTTGTTCTGCGCCTTCGCAAACGCCAGCAGCGCCTTTTTTCTGGGACCGTATGTCCACTGCGCCAAGCCGTATCCCGCTGCATCAGTCGCAAAATCGGCATACGTTCCGGCATCGACAGCAGTCGTGTATGTCGCATCCGTGTAGCCAAGCTTTCGCTCGTAGGTGTTCTGGAGATTCTGAGGGTCAAGTGCGGATTCTGCCTGAAAATTCCCCATCGGTCCCCCCGCGCCTGCTGCGGTCAGACCGGCGGCGAGCAGTTTTGCCCAAATTTGTTGTTCCGTTGTCATTTCTTCTCCTCCTTATCCTGTTCCTCCCGAAGCTGTGCAATCCATTGCCGCAGCTTTTTCGGGACGGGCAGCCCTAACATCCCCGCATTTTCGAGGATGGAAAGCCCCTCGTTCGCAAAATAGAAGCCGATGACCGCGCTACGGCAGACGGATTTTTCGCCGCCGAACACGAAGGCATCGAGCAGATGCCCCAGCGCAACAACCGCGAGGATGAGCGCCTTTTTCGCAAGCCCCTTGTAGCAAAGTTCGCTGCGCAGATTGTGCTGCGAACCGCCCACAATCAGCCCCGTCACGAGGTCCAGCCCCATCACCACAAGCAGCGCCGTCATCAGCCCGTCCATGCTGCCCCAGAGCAGCGCACACACCGCGCAAATCTCGGCAGACAGCCATTTTAAAAACGTGTCTGTTCTCATGTTGTCACCTCCGCAAAATTGCCGCCCAGTCCTCCAAATTCTGCCGTTGTGACCCGGTCGTATAGGGTAATAATATTGTCGCCTTTGCGTTTGACTGGTATCAAATCGCGGACGAGCGTTTCCTCGCCGTTCGTGATCTCGGAAATTTGCGCACTATAAAAACGGGTGTAACTTCGCTGATACGTCAGATTTGTGTCAGGCGATATATTTTCCCAGAATAGATACATTGTATTGATTCCGGAATTGATTTCGCCGTCCGTCTGCGTGACCGCAACAGATGTGCCGTCCGGATAGGTCATTGTCATGGTCAAGCCCTCGGCGACGATGGTCGAGCGCGTTCGAAAATTCATTGCACTACAATCCGCGTATTTCGTTACGTCCGCACCGCGTCGGAACGCCGGAACGCCGCCGGAAACGAGCGTTCTATCCCACAATACCCACATGTCCGAGCCGTACTGCATGTTGTAATTCGACCCGAACAGGCAGCTATCCAGCGCCGTCACGCTACTGTCTGAAATGTCCGGCACGCTGTCGATGGTCAGGCGTGTGTTAGTTTTATGAATGTACCCCGTATCAACATACAAATCCCCGGCGGTTTCCACAGCTTCGAGCGCCGTGTAATTGTCGCCGAATGCGTCGGAATAAAATCCGTAATTGTCCGGGTTTGCATCCGTGAAGAACTCGCCGGAAAGCTGTTCTAACATGCCGCAAACGCCGTCTGCATTTCGTTTCGCCGGGACAAAATCCTTGACGATGGTGTTTCCCTCGTAAATCTTGAAAGAATAAATGCGCCCGTCCGCATAGCTGTCCGGCTCTGTTGGGGAACTTTTCGAGAAAATGAAAATCGGGTATGAGGTCGAAATAGTACCACCACTCACCGAAATAGAACCCAGCGCCGTGCCGTCCATGTCGTAAACCGTCACGCCGTTCACGTCTGCCACAACGCGGATTTTTTTGCTGTATGGTGTAATGATCGAATGTGTTGCCGTGCTATTTCCGAATCTAAATTCGCTGGTTGGTTGGGTCAGCGCGTAGTTGTTACGGAAATAAAAATAATCTGACGTGCCGAACAGGGCTTGTAATGTGCCAGATTGCGCATAGTTCGAAAACAGCATGAAAATGCCTTCGATGCGCGTGTTTCCGTTCGGAATATAGCCGGTGTTGATAGTCTGACGGTTTGTGGATTGGATGAAATCGAGCATCGTGTAGGGGTTTGTAACAATGCTGTCAATTTCAGTTTTTGTGTAAAAATCCAACATATCTGCCGGAAGCACTAATGTTTCCGGCGTTCCCACTTTCGTGACGATCTCCGATTTGGTGTAAAAATCCCGACCCGTGTCCTCTGTCTCTGTCACGCCGAACATGTCGTTTACTTCTGATTTCGTGTAAAAATCCAATTCGTCCAACGCTCAACACCTCCAATTAAACTCTGTTTCTGATGAATGATCCATAAGAAACGATAGTAGACGGTACGCTTGCCGCGGTATAGAAACAGCCCATATATGAACCGTAACCGCCCGAAAGCGACAGCGTTCCGGTCTGAGAATATCCTGTTTCGTTAACCTGATTACAATTGATACTTGTCAAAATGATGGTGTTTGCGCTGTTGTTTGTTCCAGTGATGCCCAGCCCGCCGCCGCTGGCTGTGTCTTGGGTGTACCCTCTGAAAATGCAATTGTTGGCGTTCAGAAGTTGTCCGTCACCCAAATAAAAACCGTTTCCGATTACTCCGCCGAATCCGGTAAACAGGCAGTTCGAATAGTTGCCGCCGCCAATGCCGCCGCATCCTGTACCCGTCGTCACGGTCGAAGCTGTAACCGCTTTGAACGTCGAATTGTCGCATCTCGAAGCGTCCGTGATCTGAACGCCGTATGCGCTGGCTGCGCTGCCTGTACATGTTACCGTGATATTGGAGCATGTAATAACGGATGAGTCCGCCTGAATGCCATAGATCGCCGCCGCGCCCGTCAGAGCCGCGTCACAACGGTTGAGCCGCGAACCTGTTGCATTGTACGCCGTAACCGTATACGCGCCCTCCAGCGTGCCGGAAACGCGGCAATCGTCAAGGCTTGCATTTACTGCCGTGATTGTCGTGAGCGCCGCTGTGATTGTCTCATTATCGTAATGCACATTCAGACCGCGTACCTTGCACCCGCTGAAATATCCGAAATTAACCGCCTGCGCTTCGATTTCGCTACATTGGGTAAAATCGAGGGTGATGCCGTTGGTGCTTTGGCATACCACGCTATAACTTGTCCCGTCAACTGTGTACGGTGTACCCACGCCGAATGTTCCGATAATGTTCACAATGTCCGCGTCCGGATGTGCCGAAAGCCAGTTGTGCAGCCCGACGTTATCATTTATGCTGTTGCAATAATAGTTGTTCACGTCGAGTTTCTGCATTTCGTCCCTCAACTCATAGAGGATATTGAGAACGCTTTCCGCGCCTGTGCCGTCAACACTCTTTAATACCTCGAAATCAACAACCGTTCCCACAACATCCAACGGCTGCGCCAGCGTGATGATCGTATTTCCCGCCGTGTAATCCGTGCCGGGGGTCAGTCTGATGCCGTTTACATACACGTTCAAAACGTCCGTCCCGAGCGTATATTGGGAAATCTGAATAGGAACGCTTGCTACGTTGTCCGCCGTGGTCGTGTAACTGCTGGTATATCGCAGAATCATGGTCTTTGTGGCGAGGGTCGTCTGTAAATCGTTAAACCATTCATTGAACGCCGCGTTATACTGTGCGAACAGGTTTGTTGTGTCGATCTGGTCAATAAGACCGGTGACATACCCGCAAACGCTGGTGTCCGGTCGTTCGTCCGTGATGTTCGCCTGTGTAATCTCCGTAACGTTTGCGCCCACATAGACTTGCGCAAGGGACAATTCCCAAATACCACCCGTTACCCGCGTTAATGCAGGCGCTGTGGGGTTCGCTGCGGGCGTACCCTTGACAATTGCCAGCTCCATGTTTCGAAGGTTGCTGTCGGCATTCAGTCGCATCACAACGCGGTCAATACGATTTAGCACAATGTCCGCCGCGTCCAATGTGAGAGTGTACGGCGCGTCATTGTTAAGCCATTTGCAATTGATGAAGCCCCACCCGGCAGAAACATTGACCGACATTCCGGAAACCGCCTGCACCTGCATAGCGGTCGCCGGGGTAGCAAATACGCCGTTCGAAATCAGTTTCAGAAAATAATTCGAAACATCATCGGCATTATACAGGCGGTCGCCGTTTACGCTGTTAAAAAATCCGTAGGAAATAGCCATTTTACACACTCCATTCGCTAAAAGTCGGAATAAGTCTATATCCGGTTTCGTCCTCAACCTCGGTTATTTCGGAAACTACCGCAGTTCCCTGTATTCCGTATTCGTTGATTATAGAAACCGTGTCTCCGAGGTTATAATCTACGCCGTATGTGTAGGCGTTCACGTCCAGAATTTCGCCGCTGAAATCAAGCGTATACATATTTTCACGAAGGGCTTCTTTGCCCTGTTGACGTAAAATTGCCGTATATTCTGCGGGTGTCAGTTCGCCGTCCTCCGTGGTGCTGCTCTCGGTTCGCGCATCCACCCAGATTTCCCGGCGTGCAAGCCCGTTGAATCCGGTGTAAGTAGCCCTATAAATTTTTCGGTTGCTGCCCTCACCCTCTCCGGCAACATAAACCGCCGTTGCAAATTGGGTTTTGTCATATCTGTACGACGTATTCCCGATATTTTCATAATCTGGCGAAAATATAACGGGCGTGTTTGCCGTTTGTCCTGTGCTGCGGTTAACGCCTTTATACAGGTCGAATACAAACGCATTGTTTGCAAATGTGACCTTGAAGCCGTAATCATACGCCGCGCAAATCTCGGAAACCACGTCGAGCAGATTCTTGCCTGTTACCTGTTTTTCGATGGTGTCCGTGTACCCCTGCGCCGTACCGAGCGAAAAATTGCTGATTTTCCGGTTTTCGTCCGTGGGGTTGATGATGTTCTGATCTATCAGCGCCCGAATACAATTTTCCGCTGTACCCGTGAAGTTGGTTTGTTTCGAAATGACCCGCCGCCTAAGGATGCCCTCGCCGCTCCTTCCGGTAATCGTCAAACGGTCGCCGTTTTCCGCGTCCGTCGTCAGGTCGATGCCGTCAACAATCATCACCGTTTCGCTGTCGTCACGGGTCACAAACACCTCATATTGATAGCTATAAAACAGCCGCCGAATTTCTGCTGACGCGGGCAGAAATAGTTCAAATTCGCCCGCATTTTGAAACCGCGTCACCCAAATGGTCGAGATCGCATTATCAACAATCGCCTGTTTCTGGTATGTTCCGGCGGTGCTGTTGTATTTCCAAACATACAGAATCAATCAAACACCCCCGTATAACATAGCGGTTTTAAACGTGATGCCTACCGCCTCGGAGTCGCTTGCCGTCGTAAACGTGAAACGATTTTCACCGACAGGCAATTTAAACCACCTCGAACCACTAACAACCCAATTCAGCAGATTTGTGATTGTTCCGCTGCGGTTCAACGTTGCCGACAACTGCCCGGACAGCGTGTTTATGATGATTTCGTCGCCGGGTTCAAATGGGTACGTTCCGAAACCCATAAATTCCTGTGTCGTTACGTTGTATATACGCAGATTTCTGATTTGCGTTCCCGCTGCCGCATTGCTGGCAATGTTAACGGCAATGATGCAACCGCAGGGAACGTCGCCGCTATTGTTAACCGTGCAAATTGGATTGTCCATGATTTCCGACATTGGAACGCCGGGTGTTTCTGCGATTGCAAACGGAAATTGAAACATTTTTAGAACGTTCGATAGTTCCGTATAAATCGCGTTCATATCCTGCCAGAACGGGCGCGGGCAGATAATGGAAATCTGCATCCGTTCCCGTTGTGAAAATAGATCGCCGCCAAGCGTTTCGACATATCCAGAAATCTGAACGTTTCGGTTTTGGTTCTGAAAATACACTGTGCAAGCCGTTTTTTGCGGGAAAACCCTGTAAAGCCGCTGTCGGTTTCCCTCAATATCGCCTTGCAAAATGATGTCAATGACGATATTTCGCATTTCGACACGGGCAGAATTGAAAAACGCTCCATCCAATCCGCCCCCCGTGCTGGTATTGATCGCCGTTTGCGGGCGGGTCAAACCTGACACACCCACAACAGCGTAATTCTGCGTATTGTGCGACAATTCGAAAATTTCGCCGTTCGTGTTCTCAATTTTGAGTGTGAACATGGTTTAACCCCCTTGCACCTTAACAGCGTTAATTAGATTCTTGGTTTGTCTGTAGATTTCGTAACGGCTGAGTGATTTCGGCGAATTGTTGGTTTGATTGAAATTATAGATCGTGTCGCCGCCCTTGCCGCCTTGATCGCCGTTTCCGTCGAACGTGCCGCCGCCCTTGATCTCACGCGCGAGAAGCTGTGCGATTTTCTTCAATCCGCCTTTGTTCTTCTCTAACGGGACAACCGCCTCTGTGCCGTCCTCGCCGATTGTTGCCAGCGTCCGGCGGTTTACAATGCCGCCTTGTGCGAGTTCTGGAATCTGCGGAACAGGCAGCTGTGTAATGAGATTCTTGAACGGCTCGACCCCGGCAACGTTCACGGCTCTGATTTTGTCGAGAATGCCGTTGATGGAATCGAACGGAATCGCAACGACCTTGTTAATACCTCGAATGATTGCATTGACAACGGTTCTAAACGCCGAAACAATGCCTTCCTTGATACCGTCAAAAACCTTGCCGCCTGTCGAAAATACGTCCTTGACCTTTTGCCATGCATCCGAGAATTTGTCTCTAAACCAATCGGAAACCGTGGAAAATACGGATTTGATGCCCTCCCACGCTGATTTCGCGCCGTTTTTGAGTCTATCCCACATACTCGCAAACGCGTTTTTGACTGGGTTTATGATTGTGTTCACAAACCATCCGGAAACAATGCCCCAGATAGTTTTAATTCCGTTCCACGCGGTTTGTGCCGTTGTTCTAATAGCATCCCACATGCCGGAGAAAAATTTAGAAACAGGCTGAATGATCGTAGTGTCGAACCACCCAGAAACCGCCGCCCAAACATTCTTAACGAACTCCCACGCGGTCGAAGCTGTTGATTTGATGCCGCCCCACAATGCGGAGAAAAACTTAGAAATTGGCTGCACAATGTTTTCATTGAACCAACCGGAAACAATGCCCCAAACGGTTTTGATAAACTCCCAAGTCGCCGAAGCCGCCGTCTTGATACCGTCCCACAAACCGGAAAAGAAATTCTTGACCGGGTTCACGACATTTTCGGAGAACCACGAGGAAACCGCACCCCAGACAACCTTTATCAACTCGACACATCCGGCAGCAAGCTGTCCGATAATCTCGAAAACGCTTTTTGCCGTCGCCCAGATGCTTCCGAAAAGCTGCGAAAACCACTCGGCAATTGGGGCAAAAAAGTTTTTAATTGGCGTAATGACATGATCGTTAAACCATCCGGAAACGACACCCCAAACACCCTTGATTTTGTCCCATGCCGCCGAAAAAATGCCGCCGAAAAATTTGCCAACGTTCGCAAAAATGCCCTTGATTGTTCCCCAAACGTCGCCAAAAAACGCGCCCACATTTGTAAAAATCCGTTTGATAGCATCCCACGCGCCGGAAAAATCACCCGACAAAACGGATTTGACCGCCGAGAAAATAGCCTTGATGCTATCCCATACCGTAGAAAAATACGGCTCTACATCGTTCCAGACGCTCTTGATAAATTCCCACGCTGCGGAGAAAAATCTCTTGATTGCCTCCCACGCCGCGCCGCAAACCTCTTTGATTTTCTCCCAGAGGTCAATCCAAAATTCTCGAAATTCCTCGTTGTTTTTCCATAGATACACGAACGCGGCGACGAGTGCGGCAATCGCAGAAACGATTAACCCTATTGGGTTAGCCGCCATGATTGCGTTTGTAATCGCCTGTTTCGCGCCTACTAACTCGATAACCGCCGCCAATGCCTGAAACGCGGAAACTGCCGATTGTACGAGCGTAACTGCTTTGAACGCCACAAAACCCGCCGCAATTCCGGCAATAGAAGCCATGATGCCGTCTTTGTTATCTATAATCCATTCGAATGCAGTTATAACTTTGTCAATGCCGTTTTCGGCGAAATCTGCGAATTTGTCCGAAAATTCTTGAATTTTTGCCTGTGTCTGCGGGTCGTTCAACCAATCGGAGAATTTGTCCGATAGTTCTTGAACTTTCGGCAAAATTTTCTCTGAAATCGGCATTAAAATACTTGTTTCAAGGTTGCGTTTAATGCCTTCGATAGCGTTCCCGACTGAATCATATTTCACCTTGTCGATTTCGCCGAGCGCGTCGGTCGTGTTGCTGATTTCGCCGTTTACATCCAGCAGGGCTTTCACGCCGTCCGCGCCTAAGTCCTCCCACATCGTGCCGAATAACGCAACGCCGATTTCGTTTTGCTTCACCTGATCGTCCATATCAAACAAGGCGGTCATGACCTGATTCGTAGCGTCCCGCGCTTCTTCTCCGCCCGCTGCGAATTTCGCGGACAGGTCGTCAATACTCATTGCGCCGCTGTCCGCCGCGCTCCGCATGTCTGCGAGGTTCTGTTCCGCAATGCTCAATTCGTTTTTGTAGCGGTTCAGTTCTTTCGTCCATTCTGCAACATTATCCGCCGTTTTGATTTTGGTGAGGTCGCTGGTTTTGTCCGTAAATCCCGCCTGTTGGATTTGTGCGTATTCAATGTTTTTTTCGAGTTTTGCAATTTTCTCCCGGTAATCCTCTACGCTGTCCCCGGCGTGGGCGATAGCGTCGGAATCGTTGTCGATGGCTATTCCTAAATCTGCGAACGCTTGGCGGGTGCTGTCGCTGTTATCCTTGGCTCTGATGCCGAACTCTTTCATTGCGTCGCCCAGTTTATCGACGCTGAATGTTCCCGCTTCTGTACCGTTTTTCAGACTGTTGAAAAATTCTTCTGCGCTGTAACCCTGCTGTTTGTACTGCACGGCATATTCGTTGATCGTGTCCAACAGGTCGCCGTTTTTGTCCAATCCCGCTTGTGCGCCCTGCGCGAGAAGATTGAACGCCTCGTCACTGGTAACGCCGAACTGCTGCATCATCATTTCGACGGTTCGAATGCTTTCGTTTACGTCAAAATCAAACGTATCGCGGAGCATGATTGCACGGGTCGTCATTTTCTCCAATTCGTCCGCGCCAATGTCTCCCGCTTGCTGTTTCACGGTTGCCATTGCTGCGGCGATATCCTCGAAACTGTCGCCGTAATTGTTGTTATAAATCCGTTTGACGCTCTCCTCAAACTCAGCCATTTCTTCCGAGCTTGCACCCGTGGACGCTTGGAAGCTGTTCATCGCTTCGTCAAACTCGTTCCCGAACGTGCCGAGATATTGGATTGCTTCACCCAATTTCGACAGGAGCGCGTTTATACCATCGGCGATAAAACTTGCAATCGCTCCCTTGGCAACCGTGAAACCGCTTTCCAAATCACCAACCGCGCCCCCGGTATCTTCAAGGGACACGTCCAGTTGATCTGCCGCCGTTTCCGCGTCGTTCATCGCGTCCCGGTTCTGCTTCAATTCTCCGGATAGATTGGAAATTTGCCGCGCCAGTTCTTTCGCTTCATCGCTGTTTTTGCCTACGGTCGCCGCCGTGTCCGTGTATCTGCTTTTTAACTCCCGGAGTTCGGTCTGCTGTCGCTCCACTTTCTTGGTGAGCGTTTGCTCTGCCGTCTGCACATTCGCGAGGGCAGTCTCGTATTTGTTTGTTTGGGCGGTTGCGTTTTTGACGGCGGTATCTTGGTTAATGATCTGTAACTTTAACTTTTCCGCCGCGTCCGCGTTCCTCTGCTGGGCTTTCTGCGCATCGAGGAGTTGCTTTGCATACTTCTTCGCTTCGTCGCTGTTCTCCCCGTATTGCTGCGCCGCCTGACGCTGTTTCTCGGTGAGGTCTGCAATGATTCTTTCGCCCTTTTCCTGCGTCGTGTTTAGCCGCTGTAGCTGTTCTTTTAGTGCTTCGAGTTTCTTTTCCTCCGCTGCAACAATTGCATTCTGCTGTTCGATTTTCGCACTTAACCCATCCGCGCTTTCTGACCAGTCGTCCATTCCGGCGGTTGCGTTCTTAAACTGCGCATTCGCAAGCTTGATCTGCTTGTTTGCCTCTGCGATGTTCTGTTTCAGGTCGGAAATATCAACCTTAAATTTCGTGGTTACGTTTTCGGTATTGTTACCCGTCGGCATAAAATCACCTCTTTAATACCAGTCGTCATTTTGTGCAGGACGGCGTACAACTCCGTTTTTAACCGTCGTACCCTCTGGCAGTCTGTCCTTGATCTCTGACTTTGTTTTTAAACGTCTGAAAATCAATAAAACGTCATGGAAACGCTGCGCCCGTACCCGGAACGGGTCGAGCGCCGGGAAACGTTCGCACAGATTCACGTTCATATCAAACAGAATTTCATACAACGTTTCGGGGGTTTGCTCCCCCGTGGTTAGTTTTTTTCGTTACCTGCTGCCGCCGTCTTGCCGAGTTCCTGCATAGCGTATTTATACAAATCTCGGAAAATGTCAACGAGGTTCTGAATGCGCGTATGTCGGATTTCATCATCCGTCACGCCGTCGAAAACGTCTTTTAGAAGCGGGCGAAGCTGCTTGCTTGCCTTAATAATCATCCCTGCGATTTCTGTCTGACGGTTCATATTCTCAAAATCCAATGCATCCAGAACGTCCTCGACAATGCCAAAACTCAAATCAATGGTTTCGGCGTGATATTCCTTGACGACCGTTTTTCCATCATAAATTTTCAGCGGTGTGATTTCCATTGTGAAACCTCCTAAAATAAAATTTTAATGAGCGGGGGCGACTATTGCCGCCCCCTGTTTTGTCAGCCCGTCCATGTAATGGTTGCATTTGTAGCACCCCACGGAGCGCCGCTGACGCTGTTTTCCGGTTTGTCGATTGTGATACTTACGAGACTTGTTGCCCCTGTAAATGCATTATCGTCAATGGTTTCAATGGTGTTCGGAATGTCAATATCCGTGAGACTTGTGCAATTCTGGAACGCCCATTTCGAAATTGTGGTAACGTTTGCCGGAAGTGTCGCCGTCTCAAGCGCCGCGCATCCTGCAAAACACTCCTCAGAAATGTTCTGCATATTGTCCGGTAAAACAATTTCGGGAAGTGCCGTGCAATACGCAAAACAGCCATAGCCCAAATACGTGAGACTGGACGGCAATTCGACGCTAACGAGATTGCTGTTGTGGATAAACATTGTTTGTCCGGGAATAGCCGCAAACGGAGTTTTTACGATGATTTTATACAGGGAATCACAATAGGTTAATCCCGTTGTTTCCATCGCGCCCGTTGCAAAATTCGCGCCGTATCTCACGGCATATCTGCCCGTGGAATCATTCTGCAAATATGCGTATACTGCCGAATTATTCGTGAAATATTCGACGTTTGCAGTTTCGTTTAGATTTTCGTCTAACTGAATTACTGCAATTTTCGTTTCGTCATACGACGGCTCAGGTACTACTGACCGTCACCGCGCATTCTGCGGACTTTCCACCCGCCGTTGCGGTAATGGTTGCAGTGCCTACGCTTACACCCGTAACAATGCCGCCGCCCGATACTGTAGCGACTGCCGTATTACTGGAAGTCCATGTTACGGAAACGGGGTCAGCGCCCTGCTTGACAGTCACGGTAGAGGAAATCGTTGTGGTATCGCCAACGTTAACGGTTGCCGTCGTGGGTGATACTGTCACGCTGGTGACGGTTGCAAGGCCGCCGATTGTGTCGGGGGTCTGTACCTCGTCGAAGAAGGTGGACAGGTCGGCGGTGCTGTTTCTCTCGTCAATGACAACTGCACGGGAGCGCCCGCCGTTTGTGAACTCGGTGACGGTCTGCACGCCTGTGAACGTCAGCTCCTGATTGTTGGTATCTGTGCCGTCGTCCTCGGTTGCGCTGGTTTCGTCCGGGAAACCGAACGTGCCTTTGAGTCGCCATACATATCGGTATGTGCCGTCTGTGAGTTTGAGTCTGTAGCCGATTGCAAAATAACGCTCTACGGCTGCGCCGTCAATGAACGCGCCCGTTGCCGCGTCAATGCTCTTGCCTGTGATATACGCCAGCGTGGACAGGGGCAGAACGGGAACGGTCAGCGTTACATTGTCCGTGCCCTCTGCGCGAATCGTGATCATACCGACGTTATCGTAATAATGAGTTTCGGAGCTGCTCTCCACGGTCTTTGCGATTTCCGCAACCGGGGCGAGAACTGTTACGACTCCAGTCGAATAGCGGTTGCTCACATCGTCGGCGAGTACCTGTGCAATAACGAGGTTATCACATCCACGAAATTCAACCGCCTGAGTATTGTTAGCCATTGTTTAGCCCTCCTTATGTGTTGTAATTCTCGAATTTGTAAACCGTGAAAAATGCGCCCGTATGCGTTACCGCGTCCGTTTGAATGTCTTGCGGTTTGCCCTGCGGAATCCATCCGTTCCGCTTTAATAGCCGTCGGGCGTTTTCCGGTATCTGCTCTACTTTGCGGGGGTCTGTGCTGTAGAAATACACCCAGAACCCCCAAACGGCGCGGTTTGCGTCGTCGTCATAAAATGCCGTTTCGGGAGTGTCGAAATTCCAAAACGTGAAAAAGCTGTCCGGGTAATCGTCCGCGCTGTTCAAACTGCCCTGTAAAAATACCGGA